TTGGGCTGGGATATGGGCGCGGCCTTGGCCCTCGCTCATGCGTTGGGCATCGACACGCTGATCGCCGCTGAACTGCTGCCGGAAATCGAGGCCGTGATGGTGCGAAAGCTGAACGAGCAGATTGCGGATAACGGCACCTCTGGCGTCAGCTCTTGATCTTCTCGATCAGGGTAACTCCAGGCAGTCCTTCGAAATGCGCGTCGCAGGTCAGCAACGTCGCCCCACGCGCCCGCGCAGTGGCAAACATGATGGCATCTGCCGTTGCCAACTTGTGGGTGCGGCACGCGTCTGCCGCGCCAAGCGCGATCTCTGTATCGAGCGGAACGATCTGACAGACCTGCGTAAAAGCGATCACCTGATCGGCCTTGTCCTCGCCGACCTCACGCGTGAGCCATTTTTCAAGTTCCAACTGGACCATCGTAGGCACAAGCCAATCCGCTTGCTCCGGCAGATGTTTTGTCAGTTTGTCCCCGGTTGGGGACCCTATCAGCCACTTAATCCAAGCCGATGTGTCGACGAGGACCATCAAAAGCGGTCCTGTCGATCACGATAGTCTGTCCCGTTTGCCCCTTGGGCGAGACCCTTCAGCGCATCCCGCTTCGGGATGGGCACAAGCAAAACACCTGTTCCCTTGGGGATGAAGGCAAAGGTTAACCCTGCCTCCCAAGCTTGGGCTGAGCGGATCGCCTTGGGAATAGAGATCTGAAACTTTGTGGACAGGGTGGCTGTCTCTGACATGATCATACCCTCTCTAGATCGATAAGCTAAACGTAAGACACTCTGCTCCAAATTTCAAGGATCCAGTTCCATGGCTGAAAAACGCGTATCCGTTCGCCTTGTCGCCGAAGGCGGCCGCCAGGTGCGCGCTGAGTTGGAAGGGATCGGCGACGCTGGCGCGCGGGGCTTCGGCCGCCTGTCATCGGAGATGGAACTGGCCAATGCGCGGCTTGGCAGCTTTGCCCGCAAGGCAGGAATTGCGCTGGCGGCGGTAACCGTCGCTGCGGCGGCGGCTGGCGTGGCCATGATCCGCTCGGGTCTGTCGAATGTCGATGCACAGGCCAAGCTGGCGCAATCGATGCGAACCACCGTGGAAAGCGTCCAGACACTGACTTGGGCCGGGGAACTGGCGGGCGTGTCGATGGGCGAGATCGAACAGGCCACCAAAAAGCTGACCACCCGGCTGTCGGAAGCGGCCACCGGATCGGGATCTGCTGTGGGAGCGTTGCAGCGATTGAACCTGACGGCTGCGCAGTTGCAGGCGATGCCCCTCGACCAGCGCATCATCGCGATTCAGGAGGCGCTGAACCAGTTTGTCCCCGAGGCCGAACGTGCCGCTGTCGCCTCCGACCTCTTCGGCGATAAGGCAGCGCTCGCGTTTCTACGGATCGATTCCGCCACCCTGCGGGAAGCAGCACAGGATGTGCGTGACTTTGGCGTGGCTGTGAGTGCCAGCGACGCATCCCAGATTGAACGCACGGGTGATGCCATCGCGCGCCTCAGCCTGATCTGGATCGGCTTGACTAACCGCCTGACGGTCGCCGCAGCCCCGGCGCTGGAAGCTGTGGCCAATGCACTGGCAGACATGGCGCGCAGTACCGGCCCGATTGGCATCGCAATCACAGCCCTCTTCGACAACATTGGTCGTCTGACCACCTATGCCGCAACCTTCGCAGCCCTCATGGCGGGGCGCTGGGTGGCGGGTCTGGCGGCCGCCGCCCTATCGGTGCGCGGGCTTGCAACGGGCCTCGTCTTTCTACGTGGCGCTTTGATCCGCACCGGCATTGGCGCACTGATCGTCGGCGCTGGCGAGTTGGTGTTTCAGTTCACGCGGCTCGTCGCGGGCGCAGGTGGGTTTGGCGCAGCGATTGGCCTGCTGAAGGATCTGGCCCTCGAGGTCTGGGACCGCATCGGCTTGGGCGCGGCCTCTGCTTGGTCGAAGATTGAGGCCAGCTGGGCTGGGCTGCAGGCGACCGTTTACGGCGCAATGCAATCCTCAGTCGAGGCTGTGACGAGCTTTAGCAATTCTGCCGCTGGCATCTTCAAGGGCGCCTATGATGCGGTGAAGGCAATCTGGGGCCAACTGCCGGGTGCCATCGGCGATTTCGCGTTTCAGGCCGCAAACGGTCTGATCAGCGGCGTCGAGGCCATGCTGAACGGCGTGGTCACCCGGATCAACAATTTCATCAACGCCTTGAATGGCGCACTGGACCTGCTGCCCGACTGGGCCGTGGGCGAAGGCGGGGTACGGATTGGCACACTGGACCCTGTGGCGCTTGGCCGGATCGACAATCCTTTCGCCGGATTGGCCGCCGCTGCCGGGACCGCTGCCGCAGAAGCTTTCTCGGCGGCGATGGCGCAGACCTATGTCAACACGCCTGACCTTGGCCTGGCAGGGATGGCCGAGGACGCAACATTCCGGGCCGAGGCGTATCGCGAGGCCTCGGGCATGCTGGCCGATGCAGCCGCAAGGCCAATGCAAAGCTGGCAAGCGCTAAAAGACGCTGTTGCGGGCGCAGGCGCAGAGGGCGAAGTCGCACTGGATGGGGCCACGGGTGCTGCCGACCGGCTGGACGAGTCCGTGACAGAGGCCGGGCGCTCTGCGGGCGGTGCCGGTGCGGCTGCTGCGGCCGGGGCCGAAGTGGCCAAGACGGGATGGGAAGCAGCGGTTGCGACCCTCGCCGATTATGCCGTCAAGGCACGCGACATCGGCGGTGACATCGGCAATGCGCTGGTCAGTGCGTTCACCTCGGCAGAAAATGCCGTCGGTGAGTTTGTTAAAACCGGCAAGCTGGACTTCCGCGATCTTGTCACCTCGATGATTGCCGATCTGGCCAAACTGGCAGCGCGGCGCTTCATCCTCGGGCCGATTGCCAACGCGCTTTCTGGTGCGCTGAGCGGTGCGGGTGGTCTGTTCGCCAACATCCTGCATGCCGGTGGTGTGGTCGGATCACCAGCACCCGGCCGCGTGGTGCCCGCCATGGCCTTTGCCAATGCCCCGCGCATGCATGCGGGCGGCTGGGCCGGGATCAAACCTGACGAAGTTCCTGCCATCCTGCAACGAGGCGAACGGGTGCTGTCCCGTCGGGATGCGGCGGGCTACGGGCAAACCAGCACCGTGCCATCGGTGAATGTCACCATCATGTCGCGTGATGCCGAAAGCTTCCGGCAATCGCGCACGCAGGTTGCAGCAGACATCGCCCGCGCTGTGTCTCTCGGCCGGAGAGGTATGTGATGGCGTTCCATGAAGTCAGGTTCCCCGACAATATCAGCCGTGGCGCGCGGGGCGGGCCGGAGCGGCGCACCCAGATCGTCGAACTGGCAAGCGGCGACGAGGAACGCAATGCCAGCTGGGCCAACTCGCGCCGCCGCTATGACGTGGCCTATGGCATTCGTCGCGCGGATGATCTGGCTGCAGTGGTGGCCTTCTTCGAGGCCCGCAACGGCCGCCTGCACGGCTTTCGATACAAGGATTGGGCCGACTACAAATCCAGCCTGCCCTCGCAGCCGATCACCCCCATCGACCAGCAGATTGGAACTGGCACCGGCAGCCTGAAAACCTTCCAGCTGGCCAAACGCTACATTTCCGGCGCGCAAAGCTGGGCCAGGACGATTGCCAAGCCGGTAACAGGCACGGTTCGCGTGGCGCTGGGCATGGTGGAGCAGATGACGGGCTGGACCGTCGATACCAGCACCGGAGTCGTCACCTTCACCACCGCCCCCACCAATGGCGTGATCATTCGCGCCGGGTTTAAATTCGATGTGCCCGTGCGTTTCGACACCGATGTGCTGGACGTCACCCTTGATATTGAACGGCTGGGATCGATCACATCCATTCTGCTGCTGGAGATCCGCAGATGAAAACTCTTAGCTCAGCGCTGCAGGCGCATCTCGACGATGGCACCACCTCCTTGTCTTGGTGTTGGCGAATATCACGGGCAGATGGTGTCGCGCTGGGCTTCACTGATCATGATCGTGCCCTCAGTTTCGATGGCACTGAATTTGAGCCAGAGAGTGGCTTCGCCGCTTCCGAAATCCGCTCTGGCTCCGACCTGGCCGTCGATGCGCAGGACGCAAGTGGCGTGCTGACCTCGGACCGGATCACTGAGACTGACATCCTTGATGGGCGCTGGGACAATGCTGCGGTGGAGTTGTGGCGGGCGAATTGGGCCGACACCAGCCAGCGCGTGCTGCTGCGCCGAGGCGCTGTGGGTCAAATCCGGCGCGGCCGCATGGCCTTCGTGGCCGAGGTGCGCAGCCTTGCGCATGTGCTGGGACAGACCGTCGGGCGGACGTTTCAAGCGGGGTGTGATGCCCGTTTGGGCGATGCCCGCTGCCGGATCAATCTGGAAAATGCTATCTACAAAGGCACGGGCGTGGTCACTGACCTGTTGCGTGACCGGGCGTTCTTGGCCACGGGGTTGTCCGGTTTTAGCGCGGGATGGTTTACATCAGGCACGCTGACATGGAACAGCGGTGCGAATACCGGGCGCATCACGGAAGTTTTGGCGCATAGCATTGCTGATGTCATCGCCACCCTGACCCTGCTGGAAGCACCCGTGCGCGCCATCGCTGAGGGCGACAGTTTCATCGCGCGCGCAGGCTGCGACAAGCGCATCGTGACCTGTGGGGCGAAGTTCGCCAACACCGCAAACTATCGCGGATTCCCAAACATTCCGGGTCAGGATGCGGTGCTGCGCTATGCCAGCCAGGATGGCGGCCATGAAGGTGGCGTGCTGTGAGCCTTGCTCATTCTGTGACCGATCCCGCCTTGGTCATAGCCGTCGCGCGGTCATGGCTTGGCACGCCATATCACGATCAAGCCAGCCTGCGCGGCGTCGGCTGCGATTGCCTTGGTCTCGCACGCGGCGTCTGGCGTGAGGTGGTGGGAGACGAGCCATTTCCCATCCCTCCCTACAGCCGCGATTGGGGCGAGACCGGACCACGCGAAGTTCTGGCGGATGGTGCGCGCCGGATGATGCCGGAAATCATGCCCGCCAACGCCGGTCCCGGCGCGCTCATCCTGTTCCGGATGGCACCGCGCGCAATCGCCAAGCATGTCGGGATCCTCACCGCGCCTGACAGCTTCATCCATTCCTATGAACGGCTTGGCGTCGTCGAGGAAGTTATGACCCCCACTTGGCGGCGGCGCATCGCTTTCGCCTTCCTTTTCCCGCGCTCTAGCAGCGTCTGAAAGACCTTTCATGGCAACACTCGTCCTCGGTGCCGTCGGCTCCGCAATCGGTGCTGGCTTCGGCGGTGCCATCCTTGGTTTTTCTGGTGCTGCCATCGGTGGTTTCATCGGCTCCACCATCGGGTCGGTCGTCGACAGCTGGATCGTGTCATCGCTGGCACCAGCACAGCGCATCGAGGGCGCGCGCCTCGACAGTTTGAGGATTACATCCTCGACCGAAGGTGCCGTGATCCCAAGCCTCTTTGGCCGGATGCGGATTGGCGGCAATATCATCTGGGCGACTGATTTCCGCGAAGAGACCAAGACCACCAGTCAAGGCGGCGGAAAGGGTGGCGGCCCAAAGGTCAAAACCACCGAATACCTCTACTATGCATCTTTCGCGGTCGCGCTGTGTGAGGGTGAGATCACCGGCATTGGCCGCGTCTGGGCCGACGGCAAAGCGATGGACATGACGGGTGTCACCTGGCGCTGGTATCCCGGCGACGAGGCGCAAAGCCCCGATCCGTTCATTTCGGCGAAGATGGGCGCTGCCAACACGCCCGCCTATCGCGGCACCGCCTATGTGGTCTTTGAGGAATTGGACCTCAGCGGGTTTGGCAACCGCCTGCCACAGATCAGCTTTGAAGTGTTCCGGCCGCTGGCTGATGCTGACACAGCTGAGGGGCTGGTCAAAGCGGTCACACTTATCCCGGCGTCGGGCGAGTTCAGCTATGCCACCGCGCCGGTCAAGAAATCCAGCGGTGCTGGCGGCGCGACCGTGGCGGAAAACCTGAATGCGATTTCCGATACCGCCGACATCGTCGTGGCGCTCGACCGGCTGCAATCCATGGCCCCGGCGGTGGAAAGCGTCTCTCTGGTCGTGGCGTGGTTCGGCGATGATCTGCGTGCAGGCAATTGCAAGGTGCGGCCTGGTGTCGAGGTTTCGGCCAAGACCACGACACCCTCGGCTTGGTCGGTCAATGGCGTCTCGCGCGCCAGTGCTTTTTTGGTCAGCCGCGACGCCGAAGACCGCCCTGTTTATGGCGGCACGCCTGCCGACTTTGCCTTGGTGCAGGCGATAATGGAAATGAAGGCGCGCGGCCTGCGCGTCACCTTCTATCCTTTCATCCTCATGGACGTGCCGCCCGGCAACACCAAACCCAATCCTTACAGCGCCAATGCCGCTACGACGGGCCAGCCGACATTCCCTTGGCGGGGAAGGATCACTTGCTCTCCCGCTGCTGGCTTTGCGGGTTCGGTGGACAAAACTGCAGTGGCGGCCACGCAAGTCTCATCCCTGTTCGGCACTGGCACGCCCGCCAGTTTCAGCGTCTCCGGCGAAAATGTCAGCTGGACCGGCCCCGCTGGCGAATGGTCCCTGCGCCGAATGATCCTGCACTACGCACATCTGTGCAAAGCCGCCGGGGGCGTTGATGCCTTCCTGATCGGGTCAGAAATGCCCGGCCTGACCACCATCCGCAGCGGGGCAAGCACCTATCCTGCCGTCACCGCCTACAAATCCCTCGCCTCGTCCGTCCGGACCATCCTCGGCGCTGGGCCCAAGATTGGCTATGCGTCTGACTGGTCGGAGT